GGAATAAACAGTGCTGGCCTTCGATCAACATGCAACGAGGCTCAACAATGAAATTGAGATACTCGAAGTTACTGAGGAATCCGAAGAACGGCTTGGCCGGGTCAATATAGTCGTGGTTACCTTTGAGGATAAACACTTCCATGCCTATGTCGGCAAGCATCAGCAAGCGTCTAACAATTTCATTCACCAGCTTACTGGAATGGTGGTCCTTGCTGTCGGTAAGGTCGCCGAGTATCAGCAAGTTCTTGTCGTCCGTTCTTCTAAAGTACGCGGCCGCCCAATCTAATATCTCAAACCTATACTCGTCCTGTGGCTTGTCGGTAAAGTGTAGATCACTTATTAGTAACATTCCATACCTCTATTTTGTATCGGCCAATCAATATGGCCTCAGCTCTTCCCTCATGCTTGACTAATGGTAGCTCGGCATCCGGGTACAGTGTTCGTGCTAGTGCTAGGCTGGCCTTCTTATCTTGCTTGAGAAGACCGTGGTGCCGCTTCCATACTACTGGCGCCACATACGTGATAGGAATGCCGAGCGCTTCCAGCACGCCCTCGATCGCCCCGAATCCACGCCCAAACGCGAACATCCCAGCGACACCCTGCCCTGGACGGCTGCTGACACGCTCTACAACCGCGCAGACGGGCTGAAACTCGCGCATGAGCTGCGCTAGTACTGTACTGTCCATCATCCAGCGAGAGCGGCCCTTAGAATCGGTCTCACGTAACGGCATGGAGTGCAGTGACAGCAACTGGGCGGCCTGTGTTCCTAAGAACGCTAGGCCGCCCGAATTGCCTGGGTCAATTGAGACTATCATGTCGCTATATAAAGCTGGCCGAGCTCATCCAATAAACTTATAAGGGTTTCGTGTTGTTTGAACGCAGGTTCGCCTTTTCTCTTCCATATCACCGGTATAAGTTTTTTCGTTCTGGCATCCCATTCCTTGTAAATTTTAGTGTGTTGCCACCTGTCGCGCATACTCCCATCAGCCGCGGTCCAAGGATCCGACAAAACCTCTCCAACACTACCTCGGCCGTGTTTTTTTTCTAACTTAGTAAACACTTTTTCAGATGCAAGATACCTCACACTTCTTTTGAGATCGAATCGAAACTCTTGTAAACAGGGGATAAGGGATCTTACCAAGACACCGCCTTGCGCAAACAAGGCCGGCGTCGAGTCGCGCTTCTCAGGCTCATCTTTATCGTGCCAGTAGTTGACCCAACCCCAAGGAATTGCCTCCCCCAGGTCTTCAAATTCAACTACTGGTATTTGTCGGAAGACCGTCAACGTCATTTGCCGCTTATCGACTGTTACAGTCTTCACAGAGATAACACACTCCCGAACACTGGCCTCGTTTGTTGTAATCACCCTTCTCATTAGTATTTCGTCTCCTTAGGCAGAAACTCTTCTTCGATACTGACCCACTCCGCGCGAACGGCCTCAGCAAGTTTGGCCATCCATTTTTTGCGATCCCTCGCAGGCAAAGACTTTATGCGTTTCGCTTCCTGCGTAACTCGGCAGCCCTGCAACAGTCGGACCTTAGGCAATGCCTTAACAGCTTTCAGCCAATCCAGCGAGCACAATACATCATCAATGCCGTAGCCGAATATCAAACTGAAGTCCACCTCCCTAAACGGAATGCCTACCTTGTTCTTGGTAATCTTGCAGCGGATCGTAACCCCGTGCGGGCGTTTAATACCTCGGACTGTTTTTTGCAGCTTCTTAATCTCAGCTAAATACATGACCTGCGAAGCATAAAAGTCCATGGCCTTGCCACCACTCCGCGTCCACTTGCGACCGAACATTGCATTGATTTTGTCGCGTACCTGGGAAATGAAAATAACAGTTACCTTCGCCTTCTGCCACCTCCGCTTCTCACGTCGAAACATCTCCGACATCAACTTAGGTTTGGCAAGGTTATAGGTTCCCTTATCCATATCCCTTTCCATCTCGGCCTTATCACTAAGCGCATCTAAACTGTCTACAATGTAGAGGCCGGGCTGGCGTGCCTTCTTACAACGTTCCGTAAAGTCTACAAGGTCCTTTTGCAGTTCCTCAACAGTGTCGAAGTCTTCCTCAAACTCGACTCGGCTGATCGGCATGCCTAATACCTCAGCATAGCCCTTATCAAACGCAGCCTCGGCCTCCTTGTACCGAATCATTCCTTTGGGATTCTCAAGCGCAAAGTTCGCGCATGCCTCGATGGCCAGCAAAGTCTTGCCTGTGCTTTTGTCGCCAACGATGTTTATGATACGGCCTTGCGCATAACCACCACCCAAAGCGCAGTCCAACAGCTGGCATCCGCTGCTGAAGAACTTGATCCCCTTAGTGCCAGCAAAGTAGCTGGACGCTTTAGAGGATCCGCGCTTGGGTAGTGCAAGGCGGCGTCGGCCTGTCACTAGCGACGCCTACGCTTGCGGATCTTCTCACGTTCGGACTTCTTGGCCTTGCGCTTCTTCGGCTTACTAAGGCCTAGCTCCTCGCAAATGTCTGCACGCAAGTCATCAACCTCGTCCTCGTCGTCCTCATCAACGTCATCGTCAATGTCGAGGTTGTTCTCGTCGACGAGATCCAGCAGTTCCTCAAACTCCATTTCCTGCACGGCCTCCCAAGTTGTTTCGGGAGCATCATCCTCGTCTTCCTCTTCCTCGTCCTCGTCCTCGTGCCTGCCACGCTTCTTATCGGCCTTATCCTTCTTACCTCTGCGCTTCGGCTTCTCATCATCATCATCATCGTCGTCATCATCGTAGGCCGAGCCTCCCGCATTAAACGCTTTTTCTATTTCCTCATACGGGTAGTAAAGCAACGTCTCCGGTATCGACAATTCCATGGCCTGTTCTAGCGCCTCGTCATTGTCGAGCGGTGAGGACTTGCGTGCAATAGCAACGGCGCCGTACTGCGTCTTAATGCCTTTGCCAGTCTTAGTAAACTCGACGTCGTAACCATCCTCAGGATCATCAATGTCTAACACCTCACCTGTACGCTTGTCCACGGCCAAGGTAGTGATGTCGGCATCCATGGACCAAGGTGCGCTCCAAAGTTGCAGGCCTTTCTCTTCCTCGTCCCTGTCGATGATGTAAATGCAGACACGTTTTTTGCTTTGCAGCTTGTTGGCATACTCCTTGTCGTTGTCCGACAGTGCGCGGGCGCGCTCTTCCTCAATAGGATCGGCCTCGCCTGTCATCTTCTGCAAGTCCAGGAAGGACTCACCATCGGGGCCTATGCCGTAGTGGCACCAAATCTCGTGGCCGTAGTGTTCCGCGTCTTCCCAGGTCGGTGGCAGTATGCGAATGAGGTTGTCCCCATCCTTCGGACGGAATACATTTACCTCGTCCTTAAACATGCTGCGGCGGTTGTACCCGCTCTGCTCGGCGCGTTTCTTCCAGGCCTCTGTGCTGCGCTTCTTATACTTGAAGTTGCTGTGGCCTCGCTTCTTGCTGGAGCGCTCCTTACTGCGCCGCCCCCTAGTTCGGACGCGCCCTTTATCTCCTCTTCTCTTCTTTGCCATTTACCTACTCCTTTTCTTGCGTGATACATTCGCGGCACCGTCTACGGTGGCGTGACTGTGTTGGTAATTCTCATGCATGGCCAAGCTGACCAATCCCTTAAGTGAAAAACTCTTTTGTACCATTGCGTCTTTCAATATCTCCCAGCGCTTGGAATGTTTCTCGGCCTGCGCATGCTTTGAGATAAGTGTTTGCACTTTCGGGTGCAGGGCGACCTCTTGTTTGATCTGTGTTTCCGTTACACCTCGGGCGCCGGATTCCTCCCTAGCAACCTCGCGCAGTATTGAGGCAATGCTGGCCTTCTCCCTGTTGAGGCGTTGCTCCAAACGTTTGGCACGCCGATCCGCGTCGATGTAGTAATCGCAGATGGTATAAAACGCTGACGGAAACTCGGCCAGTTCCTCGTCCAGCTTTTCCTTCTCAATACGTAGCCTGGCCTCGTAATGCTTTAGTGGATCCTTCAAAACAACAACCTCCCGGCCGCAAGTAATAGCGGCGCTTTCTTTTGCACTGGATCGAAGGGCTCCGAAAACTCTTCCATCACTTCTAGCAGCCAACCTGCCTTGTCCTTATCCTTTGTACCGAGCAAGGCCTTTGCTGCATAGTTCATAACAACTATACGGATCCCTTCCACGTTATCCACTTCCAACGCTCCGATCATGTTTTTCACTTTCATAAACGAAACGTTATTGACTATGGCGCGCACAATCTCAAACTCCGGCGCGCCTTGCTCGTCCACACTGTCCAACACCTTCATTGCTTCGGCTCGGGTCTTGCAGTGCAGGACACTCTGCAAATAAACAATGGCCTGCCTTACGCTGCCGTCTGCCTTACCTGCTATTGCTCGAAGTGCATCGCCTCCCAGCTTGGTAACATGATCGCCCTCGGCAAAAATAATCTCATCAAGTAGCTGCACAATTTCCTTGGCCGGTACTGGTTTAAGGTCGAATGTTTGGCAGCGTGTTTTGATAGTACGCGGAACCTTGCCGGCCTCGGTTGTGCAGAACGCAATAAACAAGTGGACTGGCGGTTCCTCAATAATCTTCAGCCAGCTTTGCCAGGCCTGCTTACTGAGGGAATGGCACTCGTCAAGTATTAGCAACTTCTCTGGGTTCATACCGAACCCTGGCGAGGCCGCCATCTGCTTTACTTGCTTCATAGCATCTATGCCACTGTGCGTGGCCGCGTCGATTTCAATTACGCCGACCGGGTGCACACCACACTCTTTTGCGAGGATCCGAGCTAGTGTGGTCTTCCCCACCCCGCTCGGCCCGGTGAACAGGTAGCTATGCGGTCGGGAGCGCTTCGACAGCAGGTTTTGCAGCGCTTTCACTGTACTTGCTTGCCCTATAACCCCATCGAGCGTGACAGGGCGGTGTCGTACGTGCAGGGGTTGCTGCAAATGCTCGGACACTGCGGCCTGCTTGTGCTTGCTTTTCTTGGCCATGCTAATCGTCCTTTGGAAATTTCAAAACGTTCTTCGGCAAATCCTCTATCGACATTTCCTCATCGGCCGGCACGTCATAACACTTCCACGTCAAGTCGCTGGCAATATAGTAATAATACAAAATGAGGTCCTTGCCTTTGCTGAAAAATCGGAGTCTGCTGACGCGCTCGATAATTGCGATAGTCGAAACCTCTCCGGCCGACATTAAATAAAACAGATCCACTGTCCCTTTCAAATCTGTGCGATGGCCTCGGGGAACAACAAGAGTCCCTAAACAGCCAAAGTGGTGGTACGCTATTTGTGCGACGCGGCATTTTACGCCAGGATGATAATATGAAGTTTCCATGTGTACTCCTCAGTGAAAGTTGAAGTCCTTATCGCTGGCATATACGCCAAGCGTTTTTTGATCGTGCCATGTAGGGCCGCCCTCTACCTCAATCACAAGCGGTACATTGATAAAGTCGTAGCTCGGCCTGCACATCTCTTTGGCAATAGTTTTGATGCGCTTGCTGTTATTCGGCATGAGGAACGTCAAGTCATCGTGCACGTTCAAATTGAACTGTATGCCTTTGTCCAGTAGCCGGGAACTCGCGTCCAGCACTATGTCGGCGGCCGTGCCTTGTATCGGATGGTTTATCTGCTCGTTATAGCTGCACGGTGCATACCTGCGATGGCCTGTAAGCGTTTCTACATAGCCCGTGCGTTCGTACTTGCTAATAAGTTCGGCCTGCCATTCGTGTATGCCTTCAAACACGTTCCAAAACTCTTCGTACAAGTAGCTGGCCACACCGCTGGGCAGGTTAAGGTTGTTTGCGACACTGTATTCCTGCGCGCCGAAGAACAGAGGGAACACCCACTTGTTCTTAACCTCCTGCCGAAACTTCTTAGCAACGGCCGGGTCGCTAAACTTGCCTTCGATGTTCATTGCTTTGAGGCATCCCTTCCATTCGTCGTGTATGCGTGTGGCCCATTCCAAGTGCACGTCGTATTCGTCCCAAAGCATTTTAACGAATGTCGGATCCTGTGAGGCCATGGCAATGCAGCGTGCTTCTATTTGGCCGTAGTCGAAACTAATCACCCACAAGTTGCCGGCCTCGTCTTGTATTATCCCGCGTATTGTTTTCCACTCGCTCTGCTTCGGCCAGTTCTGTAAGTTGGGATCCTCGCTGTTCAGCCTTCCCGATGTAGTAAACAGATGGCCGTAGCTAGTATGCAGTCGGCCATCGGGATAGAGAAGCTTTGGCAGGGGGTCGACGAATACGCCTTTGATTGTTTGCAGCGACCGCATCGCAGTAATGATCGGCGCCACCGGGTAGCGTTTTGGGCTGAGGCTTTTGAGGACGTCATCCGTTGTGGTAATACCACCGCTTGCTGTACGGC